GTTAAGGTCTACGGCGCTTTGCGTAAGGAGTTAGGCCAGACTCGGTTTGAGTTTGTGGCCGATACACCTGCTCAGGCAGTGCGGGCGCTGTTGGTTAATTTCCCGCGTTTGCAGCAATGGCTTATCGATAGCGAAAAAAGAGGCGTGGCGTATCGGGTAACGGTAGGCAAACAAAAGGTCCATAACGAGGACGTGTCAGGGCTGTTCACCCCCTGGAGCGAACGCGAGGTCTTCAGCATCACCCCTGTCATGACTGGTGCAGGCAGAGGTACAGGCATGATTTTGATGGGAGCCGCTTTAATCGGCGCTTCGTTTTTGTTTCCAGGGGCTGGGTTATTTGGGACCCAAAGTGTACTTACAGGGGCGACTGCAGCAACCTCTGGCTTGGCCGGAACATTGACGACAGTAGGCACTTCCCTGTCCTATATCGGTGCAGGTTTGGTTTTGGGCGGTATTGCCACCGTGCTTTCACCCGCGCCAAAGCCACCTCGTGAAGCGGCTAGGCTTGAATCAAGCAGCTTCAGCGGAGTTGTTCAAACAACGCGCCAGGGTGTTCCAGTGCCAATAGCTTATGGGCGCGTGTTTGTTGGATCGGCGGTTATCTCCGCTGGCCTTGACATCGATCAGGTTTGACCATGACAACATCTAAGTACATTGCAGGCGCAGGCGGCGGTGGCGGTGGTGGTGGCGGAAAAGGTGGAGGCGGTAACACTCCATCTGAAGCTGACGACACCCTTCAGTCGAATCAGTTTGCCAATGTTTTAGACCTGCTAAGCGAAGGAGAAATCCACGGGCTTGAAGAGGGCAGTAAAAGTATTTTTCTGGATGACACGCCGTTGCAGGCAGCCGATGGTTCATACAATTTTCAAGGGTTCAACGTTTATACAAGAACTGGAACTCAAGATCAGACTTATATCCCTGGAGTTTTTGGCAACGTTGAAGCCGAAATCCCTGTAGGCGTCCAAGTAGAAAACGGGACCCCTGTTGTACGAAGCATTACTGACTCTAATGTCGATCGCGTAAGAGTTTCAATCAGCATTCCGTCTCTCCGCAAAGTGGAAGACGACGGAGACATAGTTGGAACGTCAGTTAGCCTATCCATTCAAGTTCAGTACAACGGAGGGGGATATAGCACCGTTCGAACAGACGTTATATCAGGTAAAAGCAGCTCAAACTACCAGCGCGATTACTTGCTAACTCTTTCAGGGCAGTTTCCCGTTGACATAAAAGTTGTACGCAATACGGCTGATTCCAGTAGTACAACTCTTGAAAACAACACGTTTTGGCAAGGCTATACTGAAATAATTGATGCAAAACTTAGTTATCCCAACAGTGCTTTAGTCGGACTGCGCATTGATTCAAGCCAGTTCAGCGGCATTCCAAGGCGCAAGTATCTTATCCGTGGAATCAAAGTTTATATTCCAAGCAACGCTACGGTAGACACTGTTACTTACCCCGGACGCATAACTTATTCAGGCGTCTGGGACGGCACGTTTAAGGCTACCCCTGAGTGGACTTGTGACCCAGCCTGGTGCTTGTGGGACTTGTTGACCAATGAAAGATATGGATGCGGCATTCCTGAGGCTTCGCTGGATCAGTATGATTTCTTTTCGATTAGCCAGTACTGCAACGAGCTTGTATCCAACGGAAAAGGGCAATTAGAAACGCGGTTCAGCTGTAATTTGCTTATCAACCAGCGCAAGGAGGTCTATAACGTAATCCAAGAAATGACCAGCATTTTCCGTGGTATCTCGTACTACGGCGCAGGGTCTCTCGTCCTGCAGCAGGATAAACCTTCGGACGCGCAGTATGCCTTAGGCCCTGCCAACGTTATAGATGGAGTGTTTTCGTATTCTGGTTCGTCGCTTCGTAGCCGTCACACTACTGCGACTGTTGCGTACCAGAACTACGACGATCTAGGAGAAGTTGCTTTTGAGTATGTTGAAGACGCTGATGCTGTAGCCAAGTACGGCATAAACAACAAGGACATCAAGGCTGTTGGCTGTTATTCGCAAGGTCAAGCGAACCGAATTGGCAAATGGTCTTTGTTAAGCGAACAAGATTTGCATGAGACCTGCAGTTTTGGGGTTGGTCTTGATTCAGGTATTGCTCTTCGCCCTGGGATGGTTGTTGACATTGCAGATCCGCTGCGCGGTGGAACGAGAAGAAATGGCCGTGTCTCTTCGTCCACTACAACTGTTGTGACGGTAGATAGCAGCAGCAATCTCTCGGTAAATATGAGCAACAGCCCTACCTTGTCTGTTATCTTGCCGACAGGCTTGGTTGAAACGCGCAGCATTAGCAGCATCAGCGGAAGAGCAGTAACTGTTTCCTCGGCGTTTAGTGAGGCTCCAGCAAGCAACGCACCTTGGTTAATTCAAACCAGCGACATTCAGTCACAGCAGTTCCGCGTTGTCAGCGTTGCTGATGCCGAGAATGGAACGCTTGGCGTCACTGCGCTTAAGTACAACGAGAGTATTTATGCTGCTGTTGAGCGTGATTTAAATCTGACCCAGCGAGACATCAGCAACTTAAACGAGCAACCAAATGCCGTTGAAGGTCTCGACGGTCAAGAGTATCTATATCAAGAAGGTCAGACAGTTCACACCGGCTTCTCGTTGAGCTGGGTTCACGACAGAAAGTTTTTGCAAGATTTTGTTGTTAAGTACAAGCTAGATGACGACAATGCTGTATCTATAACCACCTCCGATCCTTCAATCACGCTTACAGCACTGCGAGCTGGTGTGTTGGAAGTTCAAGTTGTAGCAAGGAACTTCTACAAAAGGCAAAGCTCAGTCGCTTCTGCAACGTTCCAGCTGACAGGAAAAACGGCGCCTCCAGCAGACGTGCAGAACTTGTCGATTGAGCCGATTAGCTCCAACAGCGCACGCCTTCGCTGGGACAGAACGACTGATCTTGACGTAAAGGTCAACGGACTGGTCCACATTAAGCACAGCAATTTGACTGATGGGTCGGCTACTTGGCCCAACTCAACAGATCTAATCGTTGCTGTGCCAGGCAACTCAACTGAAGCGATTGTTCCGCTTGTTGCCGGGGAAATATTTGCAAAGTTTGAGGACGACCTTGGAAACAAGAGCGTAAATGCGACAAGCGTGCTTGTTCAGCTGCCTGAAACGTTTGAACGTTTAGTCATCGAAACCCGCAGGGAAGACAGCGATACTCCAAAATTCCAAGGAAGCTACGACAAGTGTTTCCGCGATGACACGCTGCAAGCTTTAATTCTTGATAGCGATAGCAAGATTGATGCTGTTTCAGACTTCGATTCAATCAGCTCTTTTGTCACAGCGGGAAATCTGGAGACTTCCGGGGAATATGAGTTCTCACGAACACTGGATTTAGGCGGCAGCTACGGGGTTCATATTGAGAGGCATCTTGCAACAGCAGCCTTCTTCCCAGATGACTTGGTTGATTCTCGAACTGCGTTAGTCGATTCTTGGACTGATTTTGACGGCGGTGACGCAGATTCAGTCAACGCAAAGCTTTATCTAAGAAGCACTTCGGACGCGCCAAGTCCCTCTGCAACGTATGGAGCATGGCAGGAAGTTGTATCTGGAACGTTCCAGGGCAGAGCGTTTCAGTTCAAGGCTGAGCTATCAACTTCTGACGCGGCGCAGAACATTCAGGTCAATCAGTTGGGTTACAGAGCCTTGTTTCAGCAGAGGCAAGAAAACAGTGATGGGGTCATTGCGTCTGGAACGAGCACCAAGAGCGTTGCTTTTGGGAAAGGGTTCTTTACAGGCAACTCTGCTACTGGAGGAGAGAACACCCATCTGCCAAGTGTTGCGGTTACCGTCCACAACCTTGGCGACGGCGAAAGACTAAATGTGAGCAACGTCAGCGCTACTGGCTTTGATGTGGATATTTTGGATTCGAGCGACTCAAACGTTGATCGCAACTTCACCTATGCGGCTGTGGGCTATGGCAAAGCCGTATAAAATAAAGTGATGTTGTCCGTTTCGGGCTAAGAATGGCTACTCACGACTACGTGATCGCTAACGGCACTGGTGCGGCTGTGCGTAGCGATCTGAATAACGCTTTAGCGGCGGTTGTCAGTAATAACAGCGGTAGTTCAGCGCCATCGACCACCTATGCGTACCAGTGGTGGGCGGATTCGGGATCCAGCCTGCTGAAGATGCGAAACAGCGGCAACAGCGCATGGGTCACCATGCAGAAGCTGGATGGAACGGTGTTGCTCCAGGACGGCAGTGCTTCTAGTCCTGGTCTGAGCTTTGCAGACGATGCAAACACCGGCATTTTTAGCGGTGCTGCCGACCAAATCAACATTTCTACAGGCGGTTCAGAGCGTCTTCGCGTTGACAGCAGCGGGCATTTCTATATCGGAGATTACGGGTCCTCAACTCCCGGTTTCAACAACACAACGGTTGGAACTACGTTCAGTGAGTCTGCTGACGGGGTATCGCTGCTGATTTCTCGTTCAGCCAACGTCGCGATCCACGCGAACAGAAATTCGGACGGCCAACTGCTCTCTTTTCATCGTAATGGAACGCAAGTTGGCAGCATTTCTGTAACCACCAATTCCACGTCCTTCAATGCTTCATCGGACTACCGGCTGAAGGAGAACGTCGCCGCGCTTACCGATGGAATTACTCGTGTAAAGCAGCTGCTGCCCAAGCGATTCAACTTCATCGCTACACCGGAAACAACCGTTGATGGCTTCTTGGCGCATGAAGCACAGACCGTGGTCCCAGAGGCAGTCATTGGAACGCATAACGAAGTTGACGATGACGGGAATGCCGTTATGCAAGGCATCGATCAGTCAAAGCTTGTTCCACTGCTAACTGCGGCTCTTCAAGAGGCAATCGCCAAGATTGAAACGCTTGAGACCAAGGTTGCCGCACTTGAAGCGGCCTGAGTACAATCCTTTTGACGCGACCTCAACATGGCCGTTCAGCCTGGCACGTATAACTTCACGCTACAGCGTCGAGCTGATTTTTCGCTTGACCTGCAGTTTAAGGATGGTAGTGATGCCGCTATCGACCTGACAGGTTATACCGTTTACGCACAGGCTTGGGACAAAAACCGCACTAGAAAATCAGCTGATTTTTCGATCACATATGTCGATCGATCTGACGGCAAGATTACTTTAAGCGTGACTGACGCGCAAACGGCTACGTTCCCTGATGAGTTGCAATATGACGTGCTTTTAGAGGATTCTGGGGGAACTCGTGAGTATTACTTAGAAGGCATTATTTCCGTCAGCCAAGGTTATTCAGCGCCATGACCAACAAAGTCGTTGTTACCAAGGTCACCACCTCTTCCTTGGTTCTTAACACTGGTGCCCGTGGAGCCACAGGCGCTCAAGGCCCAGCAGGCCCAACTGGTGCGACCGGACCACAGGGTCCTCAGGGTGAAACTGGCGCTACTGGCGCTACTGGTGCAACCGGCGCAACTGGGGCAGCTGGTGCAGACGGAGCTGATGGAGCAGCTGCAACTATTGCTGTTGGCACGGTTTCAACAGGCGCAGCCGGATCCAGTGCAACAGTTACAAATACAGGCACTTCCAGCGCAGCTGTATTTGCGTTTTCGATTCCACAGGGCGCCACTGGAGCGACTGGTCCCGCTGGAGCCGATGGCGCTGATGGTGCCGATGGTGCTACAGGCGCTACTGGGCCACAAGGCCCTACAGGTGCAACGGGAGCAACCGGACCTCAAGGTCCTGCAGGTGCCGATGGCGCAGATGGTTCGGATGGTTCTGCAACCGTAAGTATTGGCACTACGACTACTGGCAACGCAGGAACAAATGCGTCAGTCAGTAATAGTGGAACTAGCACAGCTGCTGTTCTTAATTTCACGATTCCTCGTGGCGCAACTGGTGCAACCGGGCCTCAAGGACCCGCTGGTGAAGATGGGGCACAAGGTTCAGCGACGGTAAGCATTGGTACGACCACTACTGGTAATGCAGGCACCAATGCATCAGTAACAAATACAGGATCAAATACTGCTGCAACTTTAAATTTCACTATCCCAAGGGGAAATACAGGCGCAACAGGAGCTACGGGCGCAACCGGAGCTACAGGTGCTACAGGTGCTGCAGGCGCTGATGGAGCTGACGGTGCAGATGGTGCAGCAGCAACAATCTCTGTTGGAACGGTCACAACAGGCGCTGCGGGGTCTTCTGCTTCTGTAACTAACAGCGGCACATCTTCAGCTGCCACGCTCGATTTCAGCATTCCTAGGGGAGCTACAGGCGCCACTGGAGCAACTGGCGCTACGGGCCCAGCTGGCGCTGACGGCTCAGACGGTTCTGACGGAGCCGCTGCAACTATTTCCGTTGGAACAGTCACTACCGGCGCAGCTGGTTCAAGCGCAACTGTTACTAACAGCGGCAGCAGTTCTGCTGCAACGTTTGACTTTTCTATTCCCAGGGGTGCAACAGGCGCCACTGGTGCTCAAGGGCCTGCTGGTGCGGACGGCGCCGATGGTGCGAATGGAGGTACAGACATTGTTCTAGACACTACCCCGCAGCTTGGTGGCGATCTAGATATGAACTCCAAGTTCATCTCTAGTGGAATTCTCGGAGTTAAAAACTCTGGTTCGCAGTCAGAAGTTCGCTTGTACTGCGAAGTCAGTAACGCTCACTACGCAGCAATAAAGGCGCCAGCGCACAGTGATTTCAGCGGCAACATTACGTTCACGATGCCTGCTGGTGCAGGTTCAGCAAACCAAGTCTTAAAAACAGACGGCTCAGGTGCTTTGGCCTGGGTTGATCAAACGATTACTGATGGCGACAAGGGCGACATCACTGTTTCAAACAGCGGTGGCACGTTCACGCTGGATGACGATGTTGTAACTGCCGCAAAGCTGGCCGACACTTCGGTTACCGCCGGAAGTTATACAGCCGCCGACATCACTGTCGACGCCCAGGGCCGCATCACAGCAGCTGCATCTGGCACGGTCGCGACAAGCGAGATTGCAGACAGTGCTGTTACTACAGCGAAGATTGCTGACGATGCAGTCACCGCAGCAAAACTCGCCGACACAGCGGTAACTGCCGGAAGTTACACGGCAGCAGACATCACTGTTGACGCGCAAGGTCGGATCACGTCTGCGGCATCTGGAACGATTGGCACCAGTGAGATTGCTAATGGTGCCGTTACTTCAGCCAAGCTTGAAGACAACATCACGATTGCCGGAAACCTTACGGTCAACGGGACAACAACAACTGTCAACAGCACAACGCTCAGCGTCGATGACAAGAATATCGAGCTTGGCAGTGTTTCTACTCCAACAGATGCCACGGCTAACGGTGGCGGCATCACACTCAAAGGTGCAACGGACCACACGATTGTCTGGACAAACAGCACCGACAGCTGGGACTTCTCTGAGCACGTCAACATCGCCAGTGCCAAAGAGTTCCGTATTGCGGGCACCAAGGTTCTTGATGCAACAAGCCTGGGCAGCGCAGTTGTTACCTCAAGCCTGACTGCAGTCGGCACCCTTGCAACAGGTGTTTGGAACGCAACGCCGATTGCAACTGCTTACATCGCTGATGATGCGGTTACAGCGGCGAAGCTAGCCGACACCACCGTAACGGCAGGCAGCTATACCGCTGCAGACATCACTGTTGATGCCCAAGGTCGTATTACGTCAGCCAGTTCTGGCGCGATTGGTACCAGTGAGATCACCGATGCTGCGGTCACCACGGCAAAAATTGCCGACGATGCGGTAACGGCGGACAAGCTGGCAGACACTGCAGTTACTGCCGGAACGTACACAGCGGCAGATATTACTGTCGATGCTCAGGGTCGGGTTACAGCTGCTGCTTCAGGGGCGATCGGCACAGGTGAAATCACTGACTCGGCAGTAACGACAGCCAAAATTGCTGATGACGCTGTAACAGCAGGCAAGCTTGCTGATACGTCTGTCACGGCGGGTTCTTATACCGCAGCTGACATCACCGTTGATGCTCAGGGTCGAATTACAGCTGCAGCATCAGGCACGATCGGCACCAGTGAGATTGCTGATGACGCTGTAACTGCTGCAAAACTTGCTGATACCTCAGTTACTGCCGGTAGTTACACGCTGAGCAGCATTACGGTTGATGCTCAAGGCCGTGTTACCGCTGCATCAAGCGGAACAGCTGCAGATCCCGACAAGATTACTGAAGGCAACACAGAAGCAGAGGTTGTAGATACCGGCTCTGACGGTCACTTCAAAGTTACGACTGAAGGCACAGAAAGACTGCGTGTTGGTCCAGCAGGCCAGATAGGCATCGCTGGAGCGAATTACGGAACCAGCGGCCAGGTGCTTACAAGCGGCGGTTCTTCAGGTGCTGTTAGCTGGGCTAGCCCGGCAGGCAGCGGTGGAACGGTAGAACTTACGGCATCTGGAGCCATTGCAGATGGCAATCCAGTAAAACTGAACGCAGACGGTACAGTTACTAAGTTTGCTACTAGCAGCATAAGTTATAGCATTAGTGGTGAACTAGAGCAGCAACAGTACGAGTTGGATGGTGCGGCCTTATGCCATGTACCTAACACCAATAAGATTATTATGGTTTATAGGGATACAAATAACAGCAACTACGGAACAGCTGTCTGCGGCACTATTAGCGGCACATCCATAACTTGGGGAACTCCTCTTGCTTTTACTAGCAGTAATTGTAGTTTCAATCGAGTTGTCGTATATGAAGGCACTGGTCATATTGTTGTAGCCTCTTGGCTTGGATCTTATTATCAACTTAAAACACTTAACCTTTCGGGCACAACATTAACTACCACGGGTTATGACTCAACACCGATGCCTAGTGGCAGCTGGAGAGCGAGTGCAATTTTCTACAATTCAACCGCTGATGAGCTTGCTTTCTTTGTGGGCTATTCCGGCGGAAGTTACGGCATGAGAGTCTCAGGTGGAACTGTTGCTTCAAACGGTTCAATGACTTGGACAAGCCACGCTGGCACAAGATCTGACGCAGTTTCTGATAATTACGCTTTCGGCTATGACGCTGGAAATGATAAATACGTTGTAGCGTATAAAAATACTTCTGGGGTTCGTTATGCTTTCCACGCTCACCATAGCGGTGGCGGCTGGGTCGATTGGGGAAGCCAGTATCAAATGGGAGGCAGTGATCCAAGCCTTGGCACATCCACCTCTAACGATTTTGTTTACGACACAGAACACAGCAAGCTGTTTTATGTCAAAGACGGTGGAGGTTCCGGTGGTAATAAATATATTAACTGGTACCCAATAACTACTTCCGGCTCAACCCCTTCATGGGGCAATGCCACAACAATAAACTTTGACGAAGACGACGCTAGCGGAATTTTTGCAGTTGCGTATAACACAACCGCGAAAAAGCACAACATTGTGTTTAGATCTGACGTCGGAAGCAAGCTTTCTGCTTCGGAAATTGATTACGATGGCTCAAGCTTTACAGCAACTTCTGAGGTATTTAGCCACAATCGTAAAATATATTTTAGCACTCAAGATCAGTTTATCTACTCACCAGGTGCTAATAGAAGTATTGTTGCTTACTATTCTTATGACGACACTGTTTCTCCGACTGATTACAACGGTTCAGTTAGTATAATTGCTAACTCTGGGTCAGAAAATAACCTTGAGGCCAATACCTATTTAGGCATATCTAATGGAGCATATTCAGACGGTGCGACCGCGACAATTCAACTTGTAGGATCAGTCGATGACGCGCAGTCTGGAATGACCCCAAGAGCTGCTCAATATGTACAAACAGACGGTACGTTAGGGGCAACTGCAGCGTCTCCTTCTATATTTGCAGGAACTGCGCTTACAGCTACTAAGCTCCTGATCAAATCAACGCTATGAAAACGCTGGTTTTTAACGAAACAAACGTGTCTGCGTACCTGTTTCAAGACTCAGAGTCTCTGCAAATTCAGAGCAACCAGATCGTGGTGGGCGATCCAGTGCGTTTTGTTGTTGGCGACTGCAACGAAAGCAATGTGTCGCTTTTTGAGAACGTCACTGGACCTGACGATTGGGTGGGTGGCAAGTACTTGTACACCCAAAACGACGGATGGACTCTAAATTCTGAGTGGACTGCGCCTGAGCCTAGTGAAACGCCCTGACCCGATGATCGCTGGTAAGCCTGGAGCGCAAGACGTGCAGGCCATGACGGCTAGGACGTTGTGGCTTGAGGAATTGTTCTTCCTTGATGGCCGCGATCAGATCTC